GACCAACCCTCCATGCTTTGTCCCACATGGAGCGTTCTATGCGCTCCAGCCCGTCCTCGCCAACGAACCAAGCGTATCCACCTGCGACCACGCCAACGCAATCCGTGAACCATGCCAAGTCACCGCGCTGGGCAAAGCCAATAGGCACTTCCTCGAACTTCTCGTCCAGCACCTCTTCAAGCGACTTCTTACCCAACGCTCTCGCGGAGCCAAGCGCCGTGTCATACTTGCCCCGAAACTCAGGCATTGGATCTTCGCCCGTCATGGCCTCAACCGCACCCGCAGAGAACGTGCAGCAATCATTCTCGCCCCACACGAACGGTTTGCCCCGCTTGTCTGCGATATATTCAGCCAGTTTGGTTTCCCAGGCGCTATGTCTCTTTGGCTCAAACATCAGAAAAGCCTAACCCCTCTGCCGTCATTACCACCACCGCCGCCGCCGCCACCGCCACCGCCTGAGATAACACCGCCACCCAAGCCGTTTGCAGCCGAGATGGTAGCCGCAGCACTGTTGTCCCCGCTGTCGTATTCACTCTGCATCATGTAGGTCTTGTTCGACGCACCAGACAGAGTGACCAGATAGTTTTCAATCGACAAGGTAATCTTCTGTGCAGTCGGAGCGCCACTAATCTTAATGTCGTTCATGTAGCCAGTGTAATACGGGATGATTGAGCCAATCTGGTTCTCGTCCTCGTCCACGACATAAAACCACAGCCGGGCAGCGCGACCCTGCCACCGCGTCACATCCCCTAGTATATTTAACAGGGACGAACCACGGATGCGGATCAGGTCGCCATCGCGCTCTTGAATTGGGTCGGATGCCCTGTTCAGCACATATTCCGTGCCAGTTAGAATGCCGTTCAGGCTGACAGCAACAGTATCAGACCCCTTCTCATTATGTGAGACTGGCGACACTTCAATCAGGTTGTGGTCAATGCTGTCGTAGGTTCCATCCAACTCTGCATCACCAGAGCCAGAGATAGTCTTGTCGTAGATACCAGAAGTCGCCCGCAGAACATCGCCATCGAAGTCTGCGTAAAGCAACATCCGCCAGTGGAGGATTGTCTCCTCAAGTGCGGCCTGGGTTGTCGCATCTACCATTAGAAGGACTCTCGTAAGTTGAGCGACAAGGTGTATACATCACCAACCCCCACGCTCAAAGCAGGCTCCTCCACGAAATACATCAACGCATAGGGGTTCTTATATTCAATCGACGCATTATCGGCTGGTGCGCTACGGATTGGTGGCTCGAACTCAATGGTGGCGTTGCCTGAACCATCAGATGTGACATCAGCGGTCAGTTGCAGAAGTTGATTGTTGATGGTGACGTATTGCCCGGCAATCAGCACAGTGGTCGAGGTCGGCCAGCCATCGGTTGTCAGGCTCCTCCCGATTTGGCTTGCACCATTGACCTGCGGGGTTTGCGGCGCACTGGACTGTGCGGTCGGGTCAACAGGAACCTGAAAGTCATTGGTCATGCCGCGAGCCTTAGCGATGAATGACCGCCACGGACTGACGCTTGATGCCCCTACGATTGGTGGCAAGGTGAGCTGGCACTCCCACCAGCCACGATTAGATGCAAGCACTTGACGCGCACCTGTCCAGCCGCTGACGTTATTCTGCGAAGGCATGATGAGTTTCCATGTCATGCCTGCGGGTTTCGGGCTGGTTGGAAAGGTTATAGTCGCCATTACAGTGCCCCTGCCAGACGCGGCCTACGCAGCGTGTTAATGGTGCGGTTTTGAGCAGCAGCCACAATACTTGGCGCAGCTTCCAGAATGCCCTGCTGGACTTGCTGACGAACAGCCTCTGGGTCAGACGAGCCGCGAGCGTCTACGCTGATGTTGAAGGTCGAGCCGCCGCCACCGCCGCTGGGAAGGTTTTGATTGGGGATGATCGTGCCAGACTTGCTAGGCATAAACAATTCCGGCCCCTTCTCACCGACAACATAGGGCGTGTTGGCACTAACAGAACCACCGAGCGCTCTAAAGCCTCCGATTCTTCCTGTGCTACCAGTCGATTGCGCCCCACCACCAAATGCACCACCGAGGGCGCTTGTCACAAAACCAACAATCTGCTGAACGACATACAAACGGAACAGTTCATCAATCACAGACTGGATGACACTCTTCATGGCAGATCCAAAACTCTGAGCGCCAGTTATCATTCCCTTGAAGCCATTGGCTACAGCATTGCCGATTGCTTCGTAGGACTTTAGCAACTCCTCATTTCGAGCCTTTATATTGGCATAGGGGTCTTGCTTCTCAATAATTTTCTGCAATTCTGGCGATAGAGGCTGAAATTCAAGCTGCATACCACGCAGCCGTTCGCCAGCAAAAAAGGCGTCAATATCCTTTTTTACATCAGCAGGCTGAAGTGCATCAAGACGTTCTTGCAATATTTTAAGACGAGCATTGTATGCGTCAAGCGGCAGCACCCCAGCGCCAAAGATTCTATTCAGCGTATCAATTTCACGCTGAATTACTCCGGCTGGGTTAATTGCATCCTTTAGGCTTTGTATATAAGATTCTTGAGACTTGAGGAACTTTTGAAGTTCGGTTTGATGTTCTTGTGTGGCAGCCGAATTATCCCTGATAGCATCGCCACTTCCCCTTGCTGCATCTTTAAGCCTTTCCTGGGCCTCTGCTAAAGCAGCAATCTGCTGCCTTCCTTCGGATACGCTAAGTGTGCCATCGGCAATCATTGCGGTAGCTAGGTTAATGCTTTCGGTAAGTTCATCCTGAGCGCGTGTCGCTGAATCCGTGGTTGCGACATAGCGCATCATATCAGCAGTAGCACCAAGGAATCGTCCCTCCGCCTCTGCCAAGCTGGAGTTCGCGCCTTCAATCCGAGATTGTAAGTGCGCCAAGGCCGCAGAAGTGTTTGATAAACTGGCTGTTGCGGCTGGATCAGTGCCAATGGTTGTTCTATTAGCCATGCGTTGCATGAGTGCGGCCTTTGCATCGGCGAGCCTACCTTTAGCACTCTCGTAATGGCTTTTTGTTAACGCGAGTGTCTGCGTCAGGCTCTGGCGGGCCTCTTTCTGATAATCTTCGTTGGCCTCTTTCAGAAGCTTGGTTGCCTCTGTTAGCTGCCCCGCAGACATCGCGGCGAAATCCATCCCCTTTTCTAAATCCACTGTGGCATCTTCAGCCTCAAACATGCCCTCAGCCATCTGACCAATAAGCATTGACGCAATCGTAAGCGCCGCCCCCCAAGGACCAGCAAGGAACTGCCCAAATTTCTGGAACTTGGTTGTAGCCTCTCCCTGGGCATCACCCATGATCGACAAGGCGTATCCCAGTTGACCAATCTGTTGATTAAAGGCGGTTGTGATGCTCGCCCCAGTGCTGACGCTGGTGGCAAAGTCATTAACCTGCATCCCGACTTGCTGTAAGCCTTGCCGTTGTCGCCGAAGCGCCTTGGACGTAGCATCCAGCTTATTGATGTTATTCTGGTTGTTTTCATTTCCAGTCTGAACTGCCTGCGCGTGTTGACGTAAAGCATCTCGCGCTTGCTTCTGTGCGGCAGTATATTCTTTCAATGAAATAACGCCCGCTTCATACAGGCGGTCGGCCTCATCCATTTGTTGGTTAAATCGTTTTTGAGCGGCGAACATCGGGTCTAAGCGATTACGCAGCTCGTTTGCCGCCGATGCCTGGGCCCTAGTGGCAGAGGCGACATTATTAGTGCTTTTTGTTAGCTTGTCGCCCGCCCCCTTCACCTGCAACATGGCTGCGGCAAGACGCTTTTGTTCCTGATCGAGTTCCCCAACCTTATTTATGAGCTTGGAGATTTCCCCCATGCCCGTGACGTTGTTGGCGATTGTCGTTTCAACTACCTGAGCCACTCTTCGACTTCCCTTCAGTCACATGAAAATAGGCGACCCATTCGTTATACTCGTCAATCGTGATTAATTCAATTTCCTCGATTGTTTTTCCGAGCCGATCCGCCAAGGTAATGAGATTATACCGAAGCGGATCATTGGTCAGTTTTTTTCATGGTCCTCAACGCTGTCAGCGCCACTAAGCATTTCACCAGCAACGCGGGAAATCACATGGACCTCCTCACGCATCAGGATTGGCTTATCCTCTAGGGTGAAGTGCTTCTTTCCGTCACCATCCTCGGCCTTCATCACAATCAAATCGACCATGCCTTCAAGCCCTGCATTAGACAGGAAGTTCGGGTGTTTACGCTGAATCTGATTCAGTTCACGTGCTACCAGCGGTCCAAAGTAGACCGGGAGTGGGGTGTCTTCGTCTTCACCCCACTCCGCGACCAATATGCTTTTTCGACGCTGGCTGCGCTCTTTTATGCGCTCCGCAATGCTCATAAT